GGTTCTCAAGTTCTGTGAACTCATTCGCTGATAGAATCGCATTGTCGTTCCTCTGTGACGGTTCAATCTCTATTGTGAATGATGCGGATGTGATAACCTGTGAATCGTCACTCGTCCGGATTTCAATGTCGCAATACGCCGTTCCGGAGGCTGCAAGTGCTTGATTTGTCAATTCGACTGTCACATCCGAACCGGAATATGAACATGTGTTATATACATGTTTTCCGTCCGGTTTTGTAATGTTGATGACTGCTCTTGCCCCTGTCGGGATTGTGTACGGTTCGCCGTTGTTGAGCAGCCTTGCGATGATGAATCGTGTTGCCTTGTCTCCCTGCTTTGCTGATACTAAATATCTTTTAGTGTCTCCGGACATCTCAAGATTGATGTTCGTCGTCAATTTTGTCAACGCTGCCATGCTCTCACCTCCTCTCGGTGTTTATTGTTTATTCTTCCGGATTCTCCTGTGTGTCCTGTTCCTGCTCCTCGTCCGGTTCTGTTTTCAGAACTCTCTTTGCTGCTTTCTTTGCCTTTTCAAGTTCCTCATTTTTTTCTGTCATCATTGTATTTGTGGAGTTTATGAGTTCAATCTTTGCCTCGCTCCTTACCTCTGCCAGTACGGAGGACAAAACTCCGTCCATGATGCACGGAGGCAATGCATGTCTTTTCTGTATCGTCTCCATAGCATTGAGGATTTCTCCCTTTGCACATTCAATTCTCACTGCAATCGGTGTATTCATGATTATTCCTCCTTTGCCGTCTGTGTTGCTGTTTGTGCTGCAAGTAGCATGTCAAGTTTCTTGTCGATGCTCTGCAAGAGTTCCGTGTTTGTCTCCTCTGCTGATTCTCTTGTCACAACCTCTGCTGTCTCGTTTGGTCTTGAGTTGTCGGCAGCATCTTCCGGAATTTTGTACTCCGGTTCTGCTGCTCGTTTGACTTCCTCTGTCTGAATATTTTCGTCATTCATCTGCATTTCTTTTCCTCCTGTTTTATCCATTGCTCCATGTTCCGGACACTAATATTCCTCTTTTGAACTCAAGCGTCGCCGTTGACCACTTTATCAGTTTCCCGTCGCTGCCTACTTCTAAAGGTTGTTTGAATGTTAGCGTTCCACTTATTGAGCCATCCTCAAAGCTTACATTCCTTAATGTGAAGAAATGCATGTTGATGTCTGCCCCTGCATGTAGCATGTTCGCCTCGTAATTTCCACACTGCTGTGTGCAGTACGACCATTTCATCGTGTACACATCTGCATTCTGCGATTCTTTATTTGACCATGACATATACGCAGTGTTGTACTCAATATCAAAAACAAGTCCTCTCTGACTGTCGTTGTCTTTCATCGTGTTCGTTCCGATTTTTCCGACATAATATCCGTCACGATAGAAATGAGTTCCGTTGTAGTCAAATCGTGTTCTTTTTTGGTTATCCGTAATCGTTCCGGTGTACATTGTGATTCCGGTTGAATCAAACTGCATGTACGAACTGCCGTTATTGAATGCAACTCGGACATTGTATGCGTTCTGTGTGATTAGTGTTCCGAAATCATCGCTGTTCACTTTTTTGTTGACCTCGGAGGTTATTTCCTCCGCAGTCACTTGAATCTTTGCATCCGCATACAATGAATACAATCCTAATACCTCAATATCTGTGATATACACGGGTGCGTTCTGTGTGTATGCGTAAATGTAAATATATTTCGTTCCCTCTGATACCGTGATTTCACGTTCAATCGTCGTGAACTCTTTGCTCTTTAGCGTTCCGGAGGATGTCGTTGAATAACTTCCCAACGCCCCCACCTGCACCCTTGCCGTGTTTTCGTACCCTGCTGCTGTTGCTGCCTTATATCTCACACGGTACGTTCCCGCAGGTAACTTTCCCAGTGTTTGCCGTATATAGGAACTGGTCGTTGATGTTTTCAAAATCTTCGCAACCGTTCCCAATCCGGACACATCCATCACGGCATTGTTCGTCTCATTGCTGTTGTACCAATTATCATCAAGTCCGTTTGAAAAGTCTCCATTCACAACATAGTTGTGCATTGAGTTTTCCTCAACATGCTTTACCTCTTGAGAAATCTCCTCTTTCGTGGCTTTTATCAAGGAATCCATCTGCACGGATGTATAATAATTTTTCAGAGTGTAGGCAACACCTGCCTCGACTGCCTCTTTCGATGCCGTGATTTTGGTTTCAATCTCCTCCGTGGTCGAATAGTTCTCAAGGACTTTCTTGGTTGCCCTGTTGGAGATGGAGACCGCCTCCTCTGTGGCTGCTGCCGTCTCCTCTTTCTGAATCTCTGCGAATGTCTTTCTCGCATTGGAAATCTCAACCGTGTTCTTTTCCGGCGATTCCGGATATTCTGTGATTTTGACAATCCTCTGCTTTTCCCTCGTCCTCGTTTTCTTTGACACAAGTGTGACCGTGTCTCCGATTCCGTATGAGAGAATGTCTTTGTATTCCTCTGACGCTTTCGCAAGGTCGACCACCTCTGCGGTGTATGCCTTGTATGGTCTTGACATTTCCTCAATCTTTGCTGTCGCATCCTCAATCAGACTTGTGGTATTGGTATATCTTTCGTCTTTCCAAACATACGCCTTGATTTTGGAACTGTACTGAAAATTGTCGATGTAATCTTTTCCGGTCAACCATTCCGGTGTGATGCCGTCCTTGCCTATCGGATAGATTCTTGTGTAAAAATCGTATGTGTCCGACTTCAATGATATTTTCCGGAGGTTCAACCCCTCCATGAAATAACACCCTTTGTCGCTGCCTATCCGGTCATATATGTCGATTGTCTTTGTCAGTGAATGGATGATGCACTCGCAGCGGTATGTTGTGAGGCACTTTTGCAGGACATCCCATGCGGTGACACTCTCCTGCTCGTCGATGGTTCTTTTCTTTGTGACTGTGCATGTTCCGACATGCCACCCCGTACCCTCGAACGCAAACTCAAGACACGCTTTGATTGTCTGTTCATCCGATTCAAACCCATACGGGAACGCCGTTCCCTCCAATTCCTCCACATTGAGGACGGCGGTGTATTTGTTGAACTGTTCCCCTTTTTCGACTGCTTTGAGAACAAATTCGTCCGTTTTAGTGCGTATATAATATTCTTCTTTGAGCAGGTCAACCAACGCTCCCGATGCAGGATAGTCAAACGTCAATTCCTTATCTCCGGAATCCAGTGTCGTGGTGATTGCCCTATCCTTGAATCCGGACAGTGTTCCGATTCTTTTCTTTTTATCATCAAAAATCTGCAACGCTCTCACCTCCTAAATCCACATCGGAGTATATCTGACCGTCACTCTTGCCTTTGTGTTGGAGAATATGAGTGCCGTTTCTCCTGCCTTTAATACCGGAAATTCCCACAAATCCACCTTGTCAAATGCGTTCGCCCCGTCTATCGTCACAAGTCCGGTTTTTGCATCTATCACAACCGTTTTTCCTGCTGCAAGGCTCTCAACAATGATGTCCTCTCCCAGTCCGGTGATTGTGTAATTCGTCAAGGTGCTTTTTGCATATACCTCCACAACGCACGGAGTGTCTCTTGTACCCACTTTATAGAACGATGCGGAGGTTTTCCCGTCGAATGTGATTGAGAGGTCGTCATCGACGAAAAAGCCGTCAAATTCCACGTTTACGACGTACCTCTGTTTCACATTCTTTTTCTCATAGTCATTTGATGTGATGAACCCGATATATGTTCCTTTGTAGCCGTCAAGTTCCAACCTGCACGGCTTTGTGAAATTCATCATAAATTCTGATGCAGAACGGATGATGCTGTTCCTGTCCTTGCCCTTGAAATAGATTGACAGTTTCAAATGACCCATCTGAACATCTGTCTCAAGTTCTGTCGGGAGTGTTGCTCCCGACAACCATTCATAATTATTCATGATTGAGGGAGGCTGCACATCGGCGGTCAACTGTTTTGCGTTGTACGCTCTGATGTCTGTTCCGTTTATCTTCATCGCCTTGTTTTACCTCCCTTTCCTTTTGTCTGTGACCATCTGTGCATCAACCCTTGACACGGTTCTGCTTGCAACCTCGTCTCCGTCGATGTATGTGTGATTCGTCACATACACAATATTTGATTTTTGAACTGCATCCAGTTTCTTGTCGAGGATGTTGTTCAATTTGTTATAAAATTCTGCAAGTGGCAAGATTGCCTCGTCGCCTGCCTCGCCTCCTACCATGAGGCTGCTGCCGTTGATTCCGAACACAGTCGGATTTGTCATGATACCGCCGGATTTATACCACTGAATCGAGAATGACGGGAGTGAACCCTTTCCTCCGATTCCGTATGGTGCTTTCCCTCCGCTCACGCTAATATGAGGCAGGTTCAAGTGTGGCAATGACCATTTGAAATTGAACGCCGATTTTATTCTTGACAACGCACCTGTCACCGCTCCGTGTGCGGATTCCATCTTTGAGGAGAATGATGATTTGATACTCTCCATCGCAGACGATGCGGTCGATTTCGCACTCGCTAATTTGCTTGAGAATGCCGATTTGATGCTGTCAAGTTTTCCACCTGTCAGAGTGTTCGCCGTACCCATGAGAGAGTTCATTGTGTCTTTTATGCCCGTAAACGTAGCAGACACAATTCCCTTGATTCCCCCGCCTTTTTCACTGTATGCGGATTTCATGTGGTCGAGTTTTGTTGACACATTGGACTTTGCTGTTTCCATGAGGGAGGTCGCTTTGTCCTTTATATTCGTGAAATCAGTCGACCATTTTGATTTTATCTCCGAAACTTTTGAGGAGAATCCGGATTTGATTTCCGTCAATTTATTCGTTGCATTATTTTTCCATTCCGTCATTTTTGTCGTGACGGTGGTTTTCATATTCTCCCAGCCTGTCGAGACATTGGACTTGATGTCTGAAACCTTTGTCGAAAAATTTGACTTAATTTCATTCAGTTTGTTCGATGCGTTGGTTTTCCATTCCGTCATTTTTGTCGTGACGGTAGTTTTCATATTTTCCCAACCATCGGAAACCTTTGTTTTGATTTCCGATGTCTTTTCAGAGAATTTTGATTTGATTTCAGATAGTTTTCCTCCGGATAAATTATCAACGAATGTGAATCCTGCTGAATAATATCCTTTGATTCCCTCCCATCCGGCAGCGACAACGCCCTTGATACCGCCTCCGTTTTCTTCATAGGCGGTTTTCATGTTCCCCAGTTTTTCCTTTGCCGTTTCGGTCGCTGCCGACATGACATTATGAACTGTGTCCTTTACGCCGTTGAATACTTTCGAGGCTGCTTGTCCTATTGTGCTGTTTTTTATGCTGTCACCGATTTCCTTGACCTTATTTGTGACCGCCTCTTTCGCTTTCGTGAACGCTCCCGTGATGGTCTCTTTGATTGCATTGAATTTTTCCTTGATGTTGCCCCATAATTCGGACAGTTTTTCCTTGACCGTATCCCAGTTTTTGTATAAGGCGACACCTGCTGCAATCAGTCCGGCAATCAGTGTCACAATCAGAATAATCGGACACAAGTTCATGACTGCGTTCAATGCGGTCTGTGCTGCCGTCATTCCTCCGGTTGTTGCTGTGGCTGCTGTTGTGGCTGCCGTATGTGCTGCCGTGGCTGCTGTTCCTGCCGTATCTGCTGCCGTTCCCGCTGCCGTGGCTGCTGTCTTTGCCGTAATCTTTGCGATTATCTTTGCAGCTCCGGACGCAAATTTCTGTCCGGTCGTTACCGTGTCGGAGATTCCCTTTGCCACTTTTCCGAATCCGATTGACAACGGACCGATAGCAGCAACCACAAGACCAACTTTGAGGACTGTTTCTTGTTGTGCCGGAGAGAGCGACGTAAACCATTTTGTCAACTCTTGAATCTTTCCGGTCAATTTTTCAATCATAGGTGCTGCGGATGTCTGTGCTGTGGATGCCAGTGTTGACAACGCCAGTTTTGCGTTGTTCATTGCAACCTTTGCATTGTCAATCGGGTCGAGTGTTCCGTTGTAGGTGTCCTCGACTGTTGAACCGTATTCCTCCATTGATGACGAAAGACTGGTGAGGTCAATTCTGTTCTCACGAATTGCCTTTGTCATTTCCGCAGCACCTTTTTTTCCGAACAATTCCGTTGCAATCTGCATCGCCTCGGTCTCTGTCTTTGCGTTCTTGATGCTGCCGATAGTATCTGACAACGCCTCGTCCATTGATTTTCCCTCTGATGTGGCGTTCTGTAATGCTTTTTTCAGACCCGCCATTGCTTGAGTTGAATCAACACCGTTTGCGTCGAATTGAGCCATTAAATTGATTGCTTGAGGCAACGACAATCCCATTTCTTTGAATTGTGCGTTATTGTCGAGGATATATCCCTCTAATGTATCAACAGAGATTCCTGTTTCCTGTGCCTTTGCTGTGAGCAGTCCTAACAGGTTTCCTGTCTGTGATGCATCGACGTTCCATGCTTTCATGATTTTGTCAACTTGGTCAACTGACTGTGTGACGTTTGTTCCGTTGATTGATGCAAACTGTACGAACTGCTTTGAGGTCTTTTCAAGTTCCGTTCCTGTTGTGTGGAATCTTGTGTTGACTTCTCCGATTGCCTCGCCTACCGTTGACATATCCTCCGGCATTGTTCCGAAAACATTATCCGCAGACTTTGTCAACCCCTCAAGTGCCTTTCCGGTTGCTCCTGTCTTTGTTACTATGGTGTCATAACCCTCGTCGAGTTCCGTGAATGCTTTGATTGATGCTGCACCAATGCCCGCAATTCCGGCAGAGACAACCGACATTTTCTTTCCGAAACTCTCCATCTTTGTTCCTGCCGTATCGCAAGCAGTCGCAAATTTTTCAAGTTTATTGTCTTTTAATTGCTCATTAACATTTTTCAGTTCTGCCTCCATATTCATGAGGGCAGTCTTTGACTTTTCTGTCTTTACTGTCTGATTTGCAAGAGCCGTCTCTGTTTTCCCGATTGCCGTTTCATTTGCCTTGTACTCCTGTTCGAGTTTGTCTAATTCCTCTTTTAAAGCTTTTGACTGCTCGGAGTTCTTCCCCGTCTCCTCTGTCGACTTTGCATAGGCTTCTTTCGCAGCGTCAATCTTTCCCTTGAGTTCCTCCTGCTTTGTTTTCTGTTCTGACAGTTTCTTTGTCAACTTTTCCTGTTGCTCACTATTTAACTGCACAATGCCTTTCTGCACCGTGATTTTTTGAGTGAGCGATTCGGCTTTTGCCTTGAGGCTGTCTGTTTCCGAACCGAACAACTTTGCTTTCGTTGCTGCCGTCGTATATTCCGCAGACAGGACTTTCATTTGTGCTGCTGCCGATTTCATTTGTGACTGGTAATCACTTGAATTTGCAGAAATTTTGACGCTTGTATAAGCCATTCGGTCGCCTCCTCTCTTACTGATTTTCGTTGATTGTGTCTAATTCAAAACGCAAGTATTCCAACAACGTGACAATGTTTTCTTTCATGCACTGACTGTATGAGTTTTTCAAAAGCCGAATCGCAATTTTTACAACACGGTCGACAATCTCCCCGCAGACTTTCCATTGATTTTCCTCCGGTTCTTCCAGCTCGTCCTCATATCCGTTTTCACGGTCGTATTCGTCAAATGCGGACTTTTCTTTCTCCACCTGTTCAACCTCGACAATGTTCAATAGTTTCTCTGCAATTATGTTCTGCATCACAAAATGAACCGTCTTGATTGCCGTTAGAAAATCAATCGCATCAATCTCCCCGATTTCCGCAAGTGTCAATTCATTCTCGAACAACTCCTGCATTATCTTTGTATTAAAAAACATCACTCCGGAAATCTTTTCCGTGCTGTTTTTCTCCATGAGACTGACATATTTTTTGTACTGCTCCACTGTTATGGAGTTGATAAAATATCTTTTCCCGCTGCAAGTGACCTCTATTTCCGGTATCACTTGCCACTCTGAAAATTTTTCTCTATCTTCTCCATGCGTTTGGTGAGTTCTTCCCCGATTCCTGCGTCAATGAACTGGAACTCAAGAATCAAACCTGCTGCATCCAGTCCGGTCTCCGGATTCTTTAA